ACATTACACATGCAAAAATTAGAGGTTTATTAAAAAAACTAAGACTTAATAAATACTACGAACACGTTCCCTATATCACCAATATTCTTAATGGCATTAAACCTCCAAACATGCCACCGGAATTAGAAGAATACCTACGAATTATGTTCAAGGACATCCAAAAACCCTTTGATGATAACTGCCCCACAGAGAGGAAAAACTTCCTCAGTTACTCCTACGTCCTCTACAAATTCTGCGAACTTTTAGGAGAAGATGATTACCTCCAATACTTCCCACTCCTCAAGTCGAAAGAGAAACTGTACCAACAAGACGTCATATGGAAGAAAATATGCCACGACCTCCGATGGGAGTTCATTGCAACTGTATAAAGAAAAGGGGTATACTTATATGTATGATATTCATAGATAGACTGGTACGCTACTTTGCAAAAGACATCTACTTACCATTGAGGTGTTATGCAAATAAACGGCAACTCCTAAATAGGAGGGACTGCTGTAATTGTAAAATTTATTGTAAAAAGCCCCCAAATGGGGGAACCCCGGCACTCCAAGAGATTATGATACTTAAGTACAATGATTCTATATTTTATAATAAAAATGGAGCAAGCACTCTACGAACTGGAAAATCAGGTCCTTCCGCATTTAGAAGACGTTAATCTAGAGAACCCAGAAGCACAACACTGCCTCGAAGAAGTTAGGACTCTTCTTGGTCGGGCGCGGGAACTCCTTCATGGAACTCTAACGAACCCAGAGGCTCAGTACCAAGAATCTCTACAGTTCTACCAGAGTCTGGCGCAGGTTCTACCCCTAATGGTGTTACTTCAATCTTTCGAATCTCCGCCTCACGTTCCCGACACGGTGGATAATTTACCAGATACGCAGTCTTCAGACCTGTCAGATGAAGATAGTTTCTGGCCTGACACTCCGCCGCTTCGTTCAGAGACTTGATGATTTTGAATTCTAGAATAGTGGTGTTGTCAATAATCATATCTATCCTCAAATTTCCAATCACGTGACCCTTAAACTTAATCAATACAACCCTCTCAGACTCGTAGGGTATCCCATTCTTCCTAAGTAGAACTTCCATAGCATTGTGATATACTCTCTCACTGTACCCCGGACCCAGGTCAGAATATATCTCCCGAGCAAAGTCCTCTATATTCATTGGATATTGTTCAAATTATTTCTCTAACTAAAGTAAGATGCCGTCCAAAAGGCCAATAAGTTCACAAGAGAGGAGACGACAAAAAAAGGAGTCTGTTAATCGGGCGATTGATCAACTGGCAAATAAATTTAAAAGATTGAATATAGGTAAAAATCGATACAATTTGGGTACTATCACCAACACCAATAATCGATACATGACTGTGCGTTTAAGTCGACTTCTCATCGATAGACTCAAAGAAATATACACCAGAACTTGGAATCAGAGAGTTGAGTATGTGGGTAGCGTTCCCTTCACTGTAAGCAATACACGAAACTATGTGAGATTTAATCAACCGACCGCCAGAACAAATATGCAACTGGCTTCTGTGATGCCCACACAAGAAGAACTAACTCAGTACATAGTATATCATACACACCCCGTGCCCCCACACGGTACTCCACTTTTCACATACCCCAGTGAACCGGACTTCAGAGCCTACATAAGTAATTATCCAGCTGTTCAAGCAAATATCATCCTCGAAAATCAAGGATACTATGTTATAGATCTTATTGAAACAAACATGAGAATACCAAACGCCACAGCTGTTGTTAATCTTTTTAACCAACTTATGGATGGTCGCGAATTTCAAAGGGTGAGAGTTGTTTGGAGTTCCCTCGTATATATAACCACCACCACAGAACAATGGAAGAGAGCTGTGAATAACTACCTGGATCCCATAATGCGGAAACAGTTTGGTATTTCCGTTAGATACTACACGTGGGATGAACTTGGTAAAATTACACTACTAGATAAAAATGTTCTTATGAATATATGAGCCTCCGCCTCATCCAACTTCCTACCCGACTTGTGAAAGACCTAAGGAAGATTAGTAAGGTGTCAACGAAACAAAAATGGGAGTACGGTGGGAGATTACTTTTTGATGATACCTATACCTATAAAGGTTTAACCAAAGTAACATCAAAAGAAAGAGCTCGTATAGATAGTAGTGTTCTAGAGCCCGAATGGTATTCAAATTCAACGTTCACCTATCACACCCACCCGGGTATCTTCTCGCGCCCAAATAGTGGGTGTGAAAAATGGAGCGTCTTCACCACCCTCCCCAGTAATTCTGACTTTGAAGCCTACATCAAGGGATACCCCGAAATGAAAATCAATTTTATTTGTGATGCACATGGATACTACATCATCGATGTCCTAAAAGCTCAAGAGATGAACACGTGTGTATTACCAATAAGTATCACTTCCGAGATGAAGACTATACGATACGAGGACTTTCTTTACGAACGTGGATTTGGAGAAGATAGGTGTGAATATTTTTTGACAACATTGCCTCACTGGAAAATGTTCATCAATCAGGAGTTGTATCCCCGCATGATGAACTTGTATGGAATCTCTATCCACTACTATGGCTATGAGGATGAACCACCAATGGTTATCATCGACGCATGAGTGAATCCTCCAACTCGTCCACTTCGTACCAAGCGAGGTGACACTCCAGAGAGTTGACATCCAACTCACAAATCTCCTGTGCTTCTTCTATGGCTTCCTTGAACCGTAGACGAAGTCTCGGATTATCCGGTGGTGCGTCATCCGGACGAATAAGCCGTGGTCGGTAGTACAGCCCATTTAGGGTTCTAACCTGAATCTTCCTCAACTTCATCTTGTGGAGAATCTGGTTTTCAGAAAAGGTGGCTAAGCATTTCATATTGACCTATACTATATATTTTCTAAGCTTGTAATAAAATGTCCTACAACGTCGAACCCTGCACCTTCAAATACCGCGTCTCCTCCCTAGAGAAGGTCGTCGATGGTGACACTATCGATGTCAATATAGACTTGGGCTTTGATGTGTGCACTAAGCAGCGTGTCCGCCTCCTAGGTATCGACACCCCAGAGTCCAGGACCCGTGACCTCGAAGAGAAGAAGTTTGGTCTCCTCTCCAAGAAGAAGTTGAAGGAATGGTGCCTAAAGGCTGTCGCATCTGAGAAGGATGATATAGAGATCGAACTCAGATGCCCAGAGGCGGATTCTAGGGGAAAGTTTGGCCGGGTCCTCGCGGAAATTTGGGTGTCCGAGGATGGGCAATGGACCAACGTCAATAGGTGGATGTGTGAGGAAGGCTACGCTGTCCCCTACGTAGGACAAAATAAGGCGGACGTCGAGGCCCTCCACATGGCGAACCGGGAGAAGGTCAAGCATCAGTTATCGTGAGCGCGCGCGCTCGCGCGCGAGCTGCCTCGCATTACGTAAAATGTTTTCAGGATTGGTTCCTTTGTTGATTTGTTTCTTTAATATGTTCTTACTATTTGGGAGGAGATTCATTTGATTGATAGCATTTTTTGCTGAATTAGCATTTTTTGCTGAATTAGCTTTCCTCTGAAAGGGCTTCGCGACTGTGTGCGCTACAAATCTCCCCCCCCTCATCACCCCCCCCACCGCGCCGCGCCCTGCCACGCCCACTGCCCCTCCTACTCCAAGGCCCCCGGCCAGGAAAGGCTTCACACCCGAAGGACAACCAGGTGCCTTTGGTAACTTATTTACAAAAGACGTGCCAACGTTAGTCAATTGTATCATATATTTTTTATAAGCATTTTTATAAGCACGCGCCTTAATATCTAAGGCACTTTTCTCAGGGTAATTACGAACCAAGTTATTTATTTGTCGGTTTTCTAGATATTGACCATATAATTTCGTGAGATTTTTTTTTAATTTTTCCTTTTCCGCGATCGTGTTCATATACCATAATCCAACATAATTATTGAGTTGTTCCGGGTGGACCTCCACATGGCGAACCGGGAGAAGGTCAAGCATCAGTTATAGGGTACTTCCGAACCCATAAATTACAAATCCATTTTTCACCAGACTTTACAGGTCTCCCACCATGTAAAGCCTTGGATGTATCAAATTCGTAGTTGTCCAGTGTGTCGAAGAAGATGGCATCCCCCGCATTCAATTTGTAAGCTTTTTTTAGTTTAGGAAATACTGTTTCCCCACCCTCATAGTCGTCATTCAAAGCTAAAATGAATGTATACATTCTCTGATTTGTAGCATTTGCTATGATATCTTGGTGTGGGATGTAATGACCACCCTCCTCGTATCTGAGAACTTGGAGTTTTTCACAGTTGATCAATGGTCTATCTGTATAGCGTAGGCATCTATCGGCTACACCCTTAACAATTGGGTCGTCGAAATCAAGCCACGCAGTCTCACTTTTTCTAACTTTTTCATCAACTTTTCGTTCCGTTGATACAGTTGAAGGTTTGAGTTCACTTTTCGCTTTCCGAATAATATGCATCCTTTCATCTGGAGTTATAAAATTATGGAAAACCCGTGGTTGCTGGTATGTAGGTAAAAGGTAGATAGTCAGTATAATGAGGACCACTAGTATTAACATCTTACTATATCTCAATATTTTTAGGTGACACACTTATATATCTTTTTCGTATGCTGGAAAATATTTCATTTCCATAGTTAAATATTTGTTGTATATGGTCAACGATTTCAATATACCTGGTTTGGTCTAGAACATATTGTCTCAAAAGATCTCCACATGAATGAATAATAACTTCATATATATTCGACATTTCTCTACATTTTTCTCTATGTTTTTCTTGTCTCTGTAAAAAATCTTTTAAAATATAATCATTGAGATAATTCATCATGTAGGATATACGAACACGTGTGTTATCTATAGGTGGTGGTTCTACAATGAATATATTTTCATTTTCTAAATTTTGAACGACAATTAAATAATCCAATAATGTTTCCGGGGCTCCAATCTGTCGAAGTTCTCTAAAAGAAGGAATACCTCCACAAGGAATATCACCATGCTCCCTCGATATCATATTTTTCCTCTTAAATTCTATATAGTGTGGATTATGTACACGACCCGAAGATATTTCACCCGTTCGCCAATCAAATGCTGTATGACAACTAATACACCACATTTGAGAACACCCGTTTAACTTTTGAATAACCATCCCACATTTTGGACAAGATTTACTATCCCGATTTAAAAGTTTCATCGTCTCGACAACACCTGGATCACATTCATGGTCATCGGCCACAGGTTCATTGCAATCTTTACAAAAATATTGATCACATAGACCACAATACCAATCTACATTTAAAAAACCTTTACAAGTTTCATTTGGACATTGTCTCGTAAAGGTAGTGGGGGTGGGATCACCAACATTTTTCAATCTTGAAAGTTCTCTATATGTTCGTTCCATTTCATTGTAGAGTATTCCAAGTTCTGGAACATTTTCACCCGCCTCATGCAGCTGAAAAAGTCTCTCTCTTTGTTCCCTAGCCAAACGCTGTAATCTTCGTATCGCTAAAAGTCTCTCAACCTCTGGTTGGGTCGATGGCATTAGAGCCTTTTCCCTTTCGAGTAATACATTTTCACGATGAAGTTTTAGATCTTTATTGCGAAATTTTACAGTACAAAATGAATCTATAAATTCACGATCCCACCTCGTTTTACAACCCATACAATGGGGATCTTCAAACGAAGAAA